TAATGAAACAGGTAAAATTATCGTTCACTTTTCTTCGGGCGGGATTTCACGCATCACGGCACCAGATAGGGATATATTGAAATGATTGAAATAAATCAACCTTTTGTAACCGTGAACATGAGTGAAGGCGGTGGAGATCATTATAAGCCGTATCCTGATGCTGATATTATCACGGTGGATCAACCTATGTTTATGACTTCTGCTTTAGTTATTGATGATTTCCCGAAACATGACTATGCACCTCTTACCCATTCAAGGAGAGAAATGATTACGTATAAATTAAGATTTTAACCCGGCTCGGTATTAACCCTTAAAAGGGAATTAATAAAACCGGATAGGTAGCTCAGAAATGGGTTGCTTATCCGGTTTTTTTGTTATCAACATGAAGGAGGCAACATGGCGGCAAAGAAAGATAAACCTAAGACAAAGAAAACCACCACAAAGGGAGGTAAAAAGAAATGAAGAGATTGAGATTTTTTGCAATTGTAGCATTACTCATTGGATTGTTTTTTGTACCATGTTATGCGGTAGGTCCGTCCGCAACCGTGATGCTTTCACCGCTTGGAGGTGATCCCTGCCAGAATCCTTCAGTTGCAAAGTCGGCAACAAATATCAGCATAAGTAGTGCGGGATCAACATCGTTAGTCCCCGTATCAGGTACTAAAGTTATTTATGTCTGCAATTATACCACGTCCATGACTGGTAGCTCCCCTACTATGAAATTTACTCAGGGTACTACAGGCACGTTAGGATGTGATACTGTTGCGGTTGATTTATCCGGGGCAATGGCACCTACAACGGGAGCTATATGGTCATCTGGCTATGGTGGCACGATATTCAGCACATCGGCTGGGCGTGCGCTCTGTATCGTTAATACTGCCGTTGGAAGCACAACGTCCAGCATTCAGGGTCGGATCACATACGTGCAGGAATGATGAGGCATAATTGAGATTTTATACCACAGAACAAATTTCTCCCCGGCTGCACGAAACCCCAGAGGGATTTTTATTGTGCATGGAAGTCCCAATAGCTCGGACTGGATCAATGCTTTATAGCAAAGATGAAACTCCGTTGGAAGGGGATAGAGAAGGCAACGTCAATATTGAACGTGCCGCAGAGGAAGTCTTCCGGGAAAATACGATAGCATCTTTTGAGGGTAAACCTGTAACTATCGATCACCCTGATGATTTTGTATCTCCTGATAATTGGGCCTCTCTTGCCAAAGGTGTATGTCAGAACGTCAGGAGAGGTGAAAGAGAACAGCAGGACTTGATTATAGCAGACTTGTTGATCACCGATGCTGAGGCTATTGAGTATGTAAAATCAGGAAAACTCAGGCAGGTATCTTGTGGCTATGACGCAGATTATGAGCAGATAGTCCCTGGAAGAGGTGAACAAAAAAATATTATCGGCAATCATGTAGCCCTCGTTCAGAAGGGCCGCGCTGGTTTTAGATGTGTAATTATGGATTCAGATAAAAAGGAGGTAATACCGATGACATTCAAGGATAAATTGAAAAAACTCTTTTCCAAAACTATTGATGATATGGAAGAGGAAGAGGCTCAGGAAATAATAGAAGAGCCGAAAGAAGAAGAAAAAGGTAGTATTGAGGAGCGTCTTGCAAGGCTTGAAGATATTATAGCGCAGCTTGTCGAGAGCGACAAAGAGGTTCATGAGTCTATGGATTGTTGGCGAAAAGCCAAAGACTCAGAAGAGACTGAGGAAGAGGAAAAAAAGAAAGAAGAAGAGGAAAAAGAGAAAGAGAAAGAGGCCGAAGATAAGAAAAAAGGTAAAGATTCAGCTCCTACCTCAGATACCCTTTCCCGTGTAGAGATCCTTAACCCCGGCTATAAACCGAAGGCTAAAACAACCGACAGTGTAAAGCGCGAGGTTCTTGAGGCACTTTATCAGACTCAGGACGGTAAAAAACTACTTGAGCCATTTACGGGAAAGGTGAAAGATTGGCAGAAGGTTGATCCTGTAATAATCAATGCTACTTTCACCGCCGCATCAGAGCTAAAGGCGCAGTCAAACAATGCCCGGTTTATTACACGGGATATGGTAGGAGATTTCAGCGCAGCTTCATCTATCATTGAAATGAACAAGAAACATGCCGACTTCTGGCAGAAAAAATAAAGGGAGGTACATATTATGTCAAACATGTTTTTGTATCGTATGCCTGCCGGAATACCCGGCGCAGTAAGTAGGATTGAGGAGGCCACAATTGAGGCGGGTATTTATGATACCAGTTATCCCGTAACTCAGTTTGGTTTACCTGTAAAGATCGTTACCGGCAAAGTAAGGCCTATCGCAGGGACGGATACCATTGCTTCAACGGTTATCGGCTTCCTCGTGAGACCTTATGTGTCACAGGGCCTTACCAATGAAGCTCTCGGAACGGCTGCACCTGTAACTACTCAGATTGCCGATATCCTCAAACGCGGTTATATCATGGTGAAGGTAAATGCTTCTCTTCCTTCGGCGGTTCCTGCCAAGGGTGGCGCGGTGTATTGCAGAAAGACTGATCACGGCGCAAGTGAATATTTGATGGGTGGCGTAGAGTCTGACGCTGACAGCGCGAAGTGTGAAGCTATTACCGGCGCATATTTCACCGGCCCAATGGACGCTAACGGCAACTGCGAAGTTGCTTACAACATATAAGGGGGTGTCACAATGCTGACATATGACAGACAGACAATAGATTCAATCGGGGCTTTTCTGCTCGGAGAACTTGAGCGGCTTGATCCTACGCTGAACCTTCCCCTTGTAAGTTACAAATGGTCGAGGGATATCCAGTTGAGGGAAGATGTAAGTATCGCAGACGAAACGAGTTCATTCACAAATTCAACCTTTGCCGCTCCTGGCGGAATTAACCCTGCGGGTAAGAACTGGATAGGCAAGGTCACAAATGCAGTATCCGGGATCGCGCTTGATATCGGGAAAACTCTTAACCCCTTGTTTCCTTGGGGTATGGAACTCGGCTGGACTCTTCTTGAGCTTGCAAGTTCTCAGCAGGTAGGCCGTCCCGTTGACGTTCAGAAGTACGATGGGATGCAGATAAAATGGAATATGGACGTTGATGAAATGGTCTACATCGGGGATTCTGGACTTGGTAAGTATGGTCTTGTGAACTCTGATAAACCATCAACAACCGGCAATGTGGCAGCGGGCGCCCTGGGTACACGCACATGGATCACAAAGACCCCCGCCGAGATACAGTATGACATAAACTATCTCATTAATGCTGTATGGGTCGCAACAGGTTACGCAGTATGCCCGGACAAGTTGATGTTACCTCCTACCCAGTTGGCCTACCTTGTGGGCCTTGATATGGGCATTAGTGGATACAAATCAGTGCTTGAATGGATCAAAGCCAATAACCTTTGCAGGACTGTCAACGGGAAAGAGCTGGATATCGTTGAGTGTAAATGGCTTGAGGCTGCAACTGCAACAGGGTTGAGCTATCAGCGTATGGTTGCCTATAGCAACGACAAAAAGTATGTGCGCTTTCCCCTTGTACCTCTTCAGAGAACGCCGCTTGAGTATCGTAGCTTATGGCAGCTAACTACATATTACGGTCGACTTGGTGTTGTTGAGTTTGTTTACCCTGAAACTTGTGGGTACGCGGACGGTCTATAATATCAAGGACTTACGAACAATAGAGGGAGGGTTGACCCATGGCAACAGTAAGCGTAAAGCAAAAGATTACATTTATTCCTGGCAAGGGGTATGATGAAAAGATTGTACTCCTCCCAGGGGTAAACCATATAGACGGGAAGCATCTGAAAGATGATTATTTAAAGCACCTCGTTGAGAAGGGGGTTTTAACCGTTCATCACGAGATTGAACCGGAAAAAGAAGTAATTGCAAAAGAACCAATCGAAGATATTAAAAAAAAAGACAGCCTGCCCGAAAAGGTAAAAAACGAGGGTGAGGAAGTAAATGGCTGAAGAAACAAAAATAACGACATTCAGGACTGACTTTCCTGAGTTTGCCGATGTAACGGCATACCCGGAGGCAGTCCTATTGTTCTGGTACGGTATTGCCGAGAAACAGCTTATCGTTGCAAGATGGGCCGATCTCTATACCTATGGCCTCGAACTATGTACCGCTCACTATGTGGCACTGGCTAAACAGAATCAGATGGCAAGTGCGGCAGGTGGTAAACCGGGGAACGCTTCAGGAGGGCCTATATCTTCCCAGTCGGTAGGTGATGTATCTGTCTCGTATGATACGCAGGCAGGGATAGAACAGGATGCGGGATTTTGGAACAATACAAACTATGGCAAGCAATTCATACGACTTGCGCGTATGTGCGGTATGGGAGGTTATCAGTTTTGATATTCGGGACTGCAAAAACTACAAATACCGATTTTACAAAGACTCTCCTTGAAGGGACAAAAAAGGTTGTCAACTCTCAGGTATATGTAGGGGTATCCGAAGAAAAAGCAGCAAGAAGGAGTGAAGGCATTAATAATGCAGCCTTGGTTTTTATACATACTAACGGTTCACCTTTGCGGAAAATACCTGCGCGTCCGATCATTGAA